GATGCAGAGCAATTACCAAGCCGTGACGATGACTGATTCATATATAAAACCATACGATTACAAGGGGATGTTCTGGGACGATGTTTCAAAACAATTATACACATGGGGTGAACTGCAATCTCTATTTAAAGAGAGGCAAACAAAGGGAGAAAATAATGAAGGGAAACAAAGAGATAATTAGCTTTGAGCAAGCTTTGTATGCTTACAAATGTTATTACCAAGACATGTACAACATGAGTTATGTAGAGATGCCCGATATTGTATCTTCATATGTTGGTGCTAAAGGCGGTTGGTTTTTAAGAACCCACAACGATGAAAAATTGGCTCATGTATTAAAGTCAGGACATGTTAAACTAAATCACTAAGAGAGGACCCTAAATGTTATTTAAAAAGAAAGATGATATCTTGCTGAACACTAGCAAGATGAATGCCAGTGAAATTATTGAAGTCTATGCAAGGCTAAACCTGTTTCAAAAAGCCGCACTGCTTAGGTTGTTGGTTAGAGATGTAATCTTTGAACACGGTGAAGAACAAATCAGTGGACTTCAGTTCAGTGATATCGAAGTAGACGGTGCTATTATCACCGCCAAGTCTGAAGGCTAAAGTTTATTAGGCAATCTACCAACCCTTCTGATTGTCATAAACTTCCAGAGTTCTGGTATCGGTCTAAGCTCATCACAATGCATGGCTGGACAGGTGCCATTACCAAAGTCAATGTCCTTGGCTTTCTCAATAAACTCTTTGCGACCAATCCAACCAGCTACATGAACTGAGTCTGGTATGTCGTGAGGTGTTACAAAGATAGCTACATCTGCCTTAAAGAACTTCTTATCTTTAAAGATTAAATGCCCACCCTGAGCAAAGGTTGCCTTCACATCAAAGGATACATCGTTGTCCCACATATCAATGTTCTTATCTATGCCACCTTTGTGGATGTCATGATCAATCTGGAAAACTCTGGCTACTGCTAGCTCTCCCTTCACACCCAGTAGATCAATGTCATGATCGCTTCTGGTTGGGTCCTTCTTTTGATTGGCTACCTTAGCAGCTCTTGCCAATTGCCAACGCAATGAAGCCGCTTGTTCGCACTCGGATAAGTCCTGTCTTGTGAATCTTACTATCATCTTTTATTCCTCAAATTGTGTATCCCAATCCTGAACATGGTTCTGGTTGTATCGTTTGGCAAATCTTTGTATGCCACATTCAACAAACGGTTGGGAAGGTTGTACATCCGCTTTGGTAACCAGTAGACACATAAGTGTGTGATTACCTCGATGCGTTTATCTTCAAAGCCATACCCTTTAAGAAAATCCTCTCTCTCTTTCTGGGTGTTAAACTTCGAAACTTCCGTAGCCCAATACACATGATCATGAACGGGTTTGGGAAGTCTCTTAGTCAATTATAAGTCTGTTAATTTAATCGGAACAATTTGGTTGTGCAGATTGTATGGAGTGTAAATCCCAGTGTCCCTACAATTGAGCAGACGCTCTAACGCTTGCTCATTAAGTGATCTGCCATACTCTATCGCCTCAGCGTCAAGCTCATACACCACATAGGGGTATGGATGAGTCTTAGCAATGGCTAAGAACTGAAAGCGATCCACTTCAGTCATGCCAGAGTTCCTAGCAGCATCAAGGTAGAAAGCTGCCTGTTGATGGTAACCAAAACTTTTCACTGATTGTTTAAAGCCTCGTGGACTGGCATCTCTGCAAGTCTTAAGATCAATAATCACATTGTCCTGTAACATGTCGAACCGGGCTTTGCACAGGTGACCAAAGTAATCGAAGACCACTGATAGTTCAGTCTGGTCCTCGCCTCTGGGTTTAAATGCATCAAGCACTTCACACCGAGCAACACAAGTGTCATACAAGTCCTGAGAGATCACACTGCGATCACCAGCTGTAGCAACAAAGTCTTCATACTCTTCCTTCCCTGCCTTGGTTCTCTTGTTGATCTTTGGAGCGATGATAAACTCATCGTCAAAGACATGTGGTTCTAAAAACAAACAATGTTGTAGTCGACCTTCTACAAAAAACGATGCCTCACTGTCTGGCTTCTCTTCGTATTTATATGCATAAGGGTCTTTCATGATGGCTGTCAGGTCGTGTGAACGAACCGCACCCAATTCATTGTATTCGGGGAATGGCATGTCTTCATACACTCCCTCTTGGTATACGACCACATCGAAACGTGGTTCAAAATCTATAATGTCACCCATGGTAAATAAGAGGGGCTACTGAACCTATTTGTTTTTGGAGAATCAAATATGAAAATTATATTCTGATCCAGTAGCCCAAACCGTTAAAACGGGATATCTTCCTCGCTAACTGAGCCAGTCTTGGCTAGGTTGTCAAGAGATGAGAAGTCTTCTCCATCCTTCTTCTCATACTTTTGTGATTCAGCTTTGTTAGCGGCAACAACTTCAAAAGATTCATCGATCTTTGTTTGTACCCACTCAGGCAGATCAATAAAGACATCGCACATTTTTTTGTCGTCTTTAGCATACTCGTCAACGTCAAAAGCTAACTGCTCGTTAACTGTTGCAATTTTCTGCACGCCACCTTCAGGGTGATACACTGCTGTGACTTTAGGGTTGCCACCAGATGTTAGTTCCACTTCTATCTCACAAGTGCAACCCAGAATGTTGGTTAGGTCAAAACCTTTCAACTCCTCATCGGTGAATTTCTTTTTACGCCATGAGCATAAGTCTCTAAATAAAGCAGACTTCTCATTCAATGACAGGGTGTACTGCTTCATGATAGAAAAAGGTTTGCCATCAGTCATTTTATTCTCTGGTGTTTCCCAGTAAATAAAAACGCTGTGACGCTTGCTGGTTTCTCCCTCATACGTTTCGTTGTGTGTGCCAACATCAACGATACGATAGCAAGCTGCTTTGTATTGACCGACAGGTAAAGATTCGTACCCACCACCATTGGACTCATTTTTTATAGTAAGTGCCATATTTATTTCTCCTCAATAAAAATAATTATTGTTTAATGTTTCCTTATAAAGTATATTGTAAGGTATTCAAGATAACATAATATAGAAGAAACAATGAGAGGGCAAGTATGGGCATAAAGAATATTCAATCGTGGGACAAAGAACAAGACAAACCGCTTACTATGGAGTCGATGTCGAAGTTCCAAGATTTTTTAAAACAACATGGATTTGAACCAAAGAATGAAACACTGGAACCTAACCCAGAGAAACCACAAAGAGCATACACCAGCGTTAATGGCAAGAGAGCTATGTCTGGCTACTATGCTTACTACGATAACTTTGGCACACCAATTGGATTTGCCTCTGATTATCGAACTGGACAGACACACAACTTCAAGTTATCTGGACGGAAATCTACCGAGGTCAACTATAAGGCACTCGAGCAATTCAGAGAACAAGCAAAGCAGGACCAAGAACAAAAGCATCTAAAGGTTTCTAAGAAAGCAAAAATGATATGGGATGCAGCTACACCTTGCGACTCACATCCATACTTAGAAACTAAGGGAGTTAAGTCTTACCATTTAAGAGTACACAAAGAGCGATTGCTCATACCCATTATTGATGAGACTGGCAAGATGTGGTCATTGCAAATGATTATGCCCAACGGTCAAAAGAGATTTTTGTCTGGTGGCAGGACAGGAGGTTGCTTCTATTTAATAGGCACGCACCTTATTAAAGAGTCAAAGAAGATGGGATTCGGTGAAGGCTATGCAACCTGTGCCACGATCTTTGAAGACACACAGACTCCAATGGCTGTCTGCTTCAATGCAGGCAACCTCTTATCTATTAATACAAAGTTCATGGAATCAATGCAAGACAAAGAGTTCATTATCTATGCCGACAATGATGCAAATGGCATCGGAGAGAAAAAGGCTATAGAAGCTGCTCAAAAGTCCAACGCAGAAGTTGTGATGCCTACAGAAGAAGGTATGGACTTCAACGACCAAAAAGCTGTTACTGGCGAATTGATTACAAAGAAAGTGGATGTCCCAGACCTAATAGAGTTTGAGAAAACAACCCAAGGCAGGATCATGGCAACCACTGACAACTATCATGCGATCATGAAGTCTTACGGCATTGATTGTTATTACGATGTGATCAAGAAACGAATCGAGATCGACATCCCCAACTTCAAACCCATTGCAGATTTAAAAGACGAGGCTCACTTGGTTGAGTTAGAGAATCTGTGTATCAAGAATTTTATCCCCCATCAAAGAGTCCGTGATGCGATGAAGATCATCGCCCAAGAAGTTAATCCAGTTGCCCGTTGGATTAACAGTAAGCCTTGGGATGGTGTTAGTCGTATTGCGGATTTCTGCGATACCGTTTCAAGTGAGGACACAGTCCTAAAGAACATGCTCATGAGAAAGTGGTTACTGTCTTGTGTGGCAGCTGCTTACGAGGTAGATGGCGTATCACTGGAAGGGTTGTTGGTATTCCAAGGCAAGCAGGGACTCGGTAAGACGTTGTGGTTTAAGAGACTGGCTGACTTTAATAAAGGTTGGTTACTCGAAGGAGCAACGCTTGACCCTAAAGATAAAGACAGCGTAAAGAAAGCCGTGAGTCATTGGATCGTGGAACTCGGAGAGTTAGAGTCTACCTTTAAGAAGGCAGACATCAATCAACTGAAAGCTTTCATCACCTCACGCTCTGATGAGATGAGGCTACCCTATGATAGAACCTTCACCAATTACCAGAGACGCACAGCCTTCTTTGCCTCGGTGAATGAACCAGAGTTCCTCATGGATGGCTCAGGCAACAGACGCTTCTGGTGTATTAAAGTAACAGACATCAACCCACACCACGGGTTAGACATGCAACAGGTCTGGGCAGAAGTTAAAGACACCTTATATAAAGAGGGAGAAAAGAACTGGTACCTGACAAGAGAAGAGAGAGACCTACTGCAAGAATCCAATGAAGGTTTCAGGACACAGGGTGCAGTCGAAGACTTGCTCATGCAACATGTAGACTTCGAGGCACTGGAGACAGAGAAGAAGGCTTGGCAATTAACTGCTATGCTTAGAGCATTAGGAATAAGGAATCCAAGGAACATAGACTTTAAAGATGCATCACGGGTTTTAACGGAGTTCGGTATCGACCCTCGTAAAACGAATGGCAAGAAAGTCTATGATGTATCACTGGTTGATCTACCGATGGAATCGGAGGGTGAGCCTCTGGCATTCTAACGATGGCTAAGCAGACATTTTTATAGGAGGCAGTCATGCAGTATGAAGCATTCACAGATATATTTACAACAGAGTTCAAGTCATTCACTTCAAGAATGTGGCTTGACTACTGCGATGAAACAAAAGGACCTTATTCAAGGACCAGAGATTATGCAGGCTATGTCCGCAAGAATCTCAAGTGGTTGGTTAAAGAGTTCAACAAACGCAACGGCAAAGAGGAGCTGAACATTAAATGAAGACATCAAGTGCAAAAGCAAAAGGCAGAAAGCTACAGCAGTGGGTGGTGACTAAGCTCATCGACATACTGAAGTTAGATGCAGAAGACCTAGAGAGCAGACCGATGGGCAGTCAAGGTGAAGATGTCATACTCGGCAAGCAATCAAGAGACGCATTCCCCTACAGCATTGAATGCAAGAACCAAGAAGCAGTGAATGTCTGGAAGTCATACGAACAAGCCCAAACGAACTGTAAAGGATACGAGCCGTTACTGGTGATTAAAAGAAACAGAAGCAAGCCCTTAGTGGTGATAGATGCTGAGAGTTTCATGAAACTGCATATCGACATGCACACGGAGTTATAGGTATGAATTGCTGGCACTGTAAAGAACAACTGATATGGGGTGGAGACGAGATCATTAACGATGATGACTGGGTTAACCTCATGATAACCAACCTATCTTGTCCCAAGTGTGAGGCTTTCGTGGAAGTCTACTTGCCATCGGATGAGCAACCTGAGGAGGCATAGATGACGTTTGAAGAAGAGATAAAAGAAGTTCTGGTATCAAAGGTTGATATCACTGACATAGATGCAAGCATCTACAAGAACTTTGACTTTGATTTTGATGGTTCTACAAGCTTTGAAGTTCCAATGATGCCAAGGATAGATGAAGAGTTTTCTGTTGGCGTAATCTTTGGTTCAAGTGGCAGTGGTAAATCCACGCTACTAAAAAGGTTTGGTGAGGACAAAGAGTTAGAATGGAATCCCAACAACTCAGTGGCTTCACACTTTGACAGTGAGGAAGATGCCATAGCAAGACTTAGTGCTGTAGGACTCAACACTGTGCCGTCATGGGCAAAGCCTAGGCATGTACTATCAAACGGTGAGGGCTTTAGGGCAGACATGGCGAGAAAATTACAGACTGGCACCGTCATTGATGAGTTCACCTCGGTGGTCAACAGGGAGACAGCAAAGAGTTGCTCTGTGGCTCTGTCTAAATACATTAAAAGAAACAATCTAAAGAACATCGTTTTAGCGACTTGTCATGAAGATATACTGAGCTGGCTAGAGCCTGACTGGGTGTACTGCACTGACACTCAAGAGCTAAAAAGGGGGTCGGTTCGGCAACCTATACAGTTTCAAGTATACCGATGCGATAGGTCTTTGTGGTCAATGTTTGCGAAACATCACTATCTAACAGCAGAGATACCAAGTGCGGTGCGATGCTTTTGTTGCATATGGGATGGTAAACTGGTTGGCTTTGGCTCTGCTATAAGCTTACCCGGTAAGATACCACCTTTGTATGAAGGAGATGATAGAAACAAATGGAGAGAGTGTAGGACAGTTGTTCTGCCAGACTTTCAGGGTCTAGGCATAGGAGTGAGGTTCTCTAATGCTATTGCAGATATCTTTATAGAAGAAGGCTCTAGGTATTTCTCTAAGACTGCACACATTAGGATGGGTGAATACAGACAAAACAATCCTCTTTGGAGGGCTACATCTACAAATTTAAAAGATAGAGCCAAGTCACAGAAGAGAAGTAAGAAAGAACTCTGGCATCACATGGCTTTGGATACGCAGAGAATTTGCTACTCACATGAGTATATTGGTGAGAATAATAAGTCATATGATCCTGTTTGGAGAAAGCAGGACAAAGTGGCTAAACAGACTGAAATGTTTACAGGGTAGGGTAGGGTATGCAAATTAGAGAAACATTTAGTAATAATAACAACTTTGGGGTTGGTGGTGAGGGTGTAGGGTACTGCAAGAGAGGTGGGTACCCTTACCTATACACTGACCTCAAATCCTTTAAAATAAAGGGTTTAAGGCTTGGGTAGGGTATAGTGTATACATTAAGTAATAATATTTATATATACATACTAGTAGGGGTAGTAGCTTATAGGTATGGATGTCGTATAGGTATATGCACTATTAGGGAAGCCCTACCCCATACCCTCTACCCTTTAATGGATTAATTGGAGATATAATGAAACTGATAGTAACCGAGAAAGAACGAGAGCTGATGATTCAAGCCTTGGCTGATCACGGCAAAGTCTATGTTGAAAGAGAGAAGAACAGCAAACTGAGCCGAGATGATAAGAAGAAGCTCAAGTCTATTGAGAACATCATCAGCCAGATAGCATTTGGTAATTGATATGACAGAAGAAAAGAAGACACCTAACAAACACAAAGGCAGACCGAAGAAAGCTCCAATGAAACCATTGGTTGAAAGACCCACTGCTTTTGAAGAGAACGAAGAGCTACAGCTAACAGAGATGCAGAACCAGTTCGTCTGGCACTATGTGAACGACAGTTGCACACAGACCGAAGCGGCTAGAAGAGCAGGCTTTGAATTCCCTGCCCATGCAGCTACCAGACTAATGAACGCCAGAAAGAATCCTAATGTAACTAAGGCGATCATGTTGCAGAAGGCAGAGCTTGCTCATAAGTTTGCGATAACACCTGAGAAGACTGCGAAGATGTTGTGGCAGATTAGCGAAGAAGCTTACAACAAAGGACAGTTCAATGCATCGGTCTCTGCTATC